GATCTGCGCCGTCTTCCGCTCGACGAGCTTGGCCACGTCGAGGTGGACCTTCTTCATCTCGGACCCGCCGAGTCCCTTGGCCATCTTGTTGAGGTTGCGCCGGAACTCGCGAGCGCCAGTGATCTGGATCGCCCCGCTGCGTACCTCTGCGTAGTCCTCGGCCATCGCTACCTCCTCGACTTCTTCTTCGCCGCCTCGTACGCCTTCTTGGCCTCGGCGGCCCGGGTCTGGAGAAGATCGACGATGGCGTTGAAGACATCAGTGTCGCACGCCATGAGGTCGACCGGGGAGATCCCGGTCTCGACGGCGACCGCTGCGATCAGTCGGGCGGTTCCGTTGTCTCCAAAGGGGTCGGTGACACCAGCTCGACGGACGGGTCGTTCTCTTTCACCCAGGCGTCGAACGGCTTGACCGTGACCCCGGACTGGCGCAGGCACTCCCACCCGAGCCAGAGCAGGGGCTCGAACATCATGTCGTTGCCGAACATCGTGACGATGCTCTTGTCCCAGTGTCGCTCGAAGGCGATGAGCACCGAGGCGGTGATCTTCGGGTTGTCGCCGTTCGAATTGACGATCGCCTCGTCGGCCTGTGGGCCGTCGCCGTAGGTGACCTTGGCTCTGAATCCAATCATGTGCCCCTCCCAGGGTCTTCGTTACTCAGGGTGTGATGTCGACGGTGATGACGCCGGAGACGGGCCACGAGACGCTGACCGTGGGCACCTCGCCGACGGCGGCGGACAGCGGGGTCCACTCCAGAATCGTCACGTTGAACTGGTACTCGGGGTTGGTGGCCGAGATGGCGCCGTTGGTCGGCTTGACCTTGACCGGCACGACGGTGCCGACGATCGGGGAGATCGTGGCGTTGACGGCCGCTGCGCCCCAGTCCTGAAACATGTCGACCGTGAACGTGGCGTCGCCCAGCCCACCGATGCGCTCGACGAACCCGCCGGAGGCGAAGTTGGTCGTGTCGTGCTCCTCGATCTCCTCGGAGATCTCGACCTTGCTGATGTGCGCCGACAGGTCGACCGAGTTGATCGTGATGACGGCGTTGGTGATGATTGTTGCGGCCACGATGGCTCCTTATGCGGTAGTGATGGCGACGGCGCCGGAAATGGGCCACGAGACGCTGGACATGGTGACCTCGCCCGCTGCGGCCGAGATCGGCGTCCAGGCCGTCACGAGCACGTCGAACGTGTAGGTGGGGTTGGTCGCTGACGTGCCCCCGGCGAACGGGAGCACGATGATCTCAACGACCGTGCCGACCATCGGTGCGATGGTGGCGTTGACGCCGAGCGCTTCCCAGCCCTGGTACAGCTCGGCGGTGAACGTGCCGTCGCCGATGCCCCGGGTGTGCTCCCGGCGTCCACCCGAGGCCATGCTCGTGGTGTCCTGGTCGGCGTACGACTGCTCGATGCTGATCTGCTTGACGGCGCCGGAGAGGTCAACCGCTCCGATGCTGAACTGTGCTGCGGTAATGACGGTGGCCATCTCAGCCTTCCTTCTTGCTCTTGGGGCTCTGCGTCACAGTAGCCGCCTTCGTCGGTTTCAGAGTGATATGTCCGGCAGCGAGGAGGATGTCGATCGGTGCCTTCGGCCCGAGCTGCTCGGTCGTGACCGTGCCCCCTGCCTCGACACCGGCCACCTTGCGCCCGTTGACGATGTACTCAGCCATAGATCTCTACCTCCAGTGATGCGACGATGAAACTCGAGTCTTGCTGTGCGACGGTGCCGACATCAATGGCGCTGCCGACCGCCAGGGTACTCGCCGTACCCCCGAGCGTCAGGTCTTCGAGGAGGGCCAGCCGGATCGAGTCGGTGCCGCTCGGGTCGACGTACCTTTCGAGGGCCTCCCAGCCTCCGCGCTCGTTGGTGCGTCCGCACACGACCGAGATGCGGTAGGAGAGCATCGGGAAGCTGTTGCCCATGCCGCCGTGGTAGTCGATCGATGTGAGCGACACGATCGCCATCGGCGGGTGCGGCACGTCGACCGGGTGGGCCGTGGCCCGGAGCCCGTCGATGCCTTCGAGCACCTCGACGAGGGCGTCGGAGATCTCGGCGATCATCCGACCGACCAGCGCTTGAACGGTGCGACGAGCCGGGCGATGTCCGGGTCGGTGTTGCGAACGTACACGGGGCCCATGTCGCCGAACCCGGCGATGCCGAGCGGTGATCCCCGTCGCTTCCAGAGGCGGGTCGCCAGCATCATCGTGGCCGCCTGGATCGACTCGGGCGTCGTGGCCCAGCCGAACGTGCCGGTGACCCGGATGAGCCGACCGTCGGTCGGGAAGTACTTGCTGTTGCGGGCCATGATCACGGTGTACGGCGGGGCGTTCGGATCCAGCTCGGAGGTGATCGGCTCCAACCGCCAGTCGCCCGCTGCCCACGCCGTCGAGAACGTGTTGTCGTCGTCGGTGTCGACCTCGATGAGGGTCACGGTCAGCACGCCGGACGGCACGACGAGGGCGGTGGCGTTGTCGGGCACGAACGGGATCACGGCCGGGACGAGGGTGGTGCCGACCTGGTAGAAGATCCGGTCGCACTCGGCGTCGATCGACCGCGAGGCGACGGTCAGGATCCGGTCGAGGTACTCGTCATCGATGGAGTCGGTGACCGGCGGGTCGACCGACTGCTTCAGCTCTTCGAGGGTGCCGTACTGAGTCATGGTGAGGACCAGTCCCCCGGGCCCGTCCGCCACGGGCCCAGGGGAGAGGAATCAGGCAGCGTTGCCCGTGAAGTACTTCACGGCGTTCGTGTCACGCACGGCGCTGTCCGAGTAGATGATGGCCCGGTAGGTCATCAGGTCGTTGGCGAACGCATAGTCAGCGCTCGACTCGAACCGGATGTTGCCCACGTCGCGGATGACGAACCCGGCGGCGAAGTCGCCGAAGGCGATGCTCTTGGCCGACGTGGCGATCGAGGCCACGTTGGTGTCGGTGATGATCTTGTGCCCGAGGAACACGTCGGACTCTCCGGCCTTGAGGCTGGGCTCCCAGAGGGGGCGGCCATCGAGGTCGTAGATCTTCCTGAGCGCCTTGACGTTCATGTCCTTGGTCAGCCACACCGCATTGGTGCGGTACGCCTCGTCACCGAGGGAGTACATGAGGTCGAACAGGTCGTCGAGGTCGAACATGCCAGCGACCGACGAAGCGCCGGTGACGCCCGAGCCGAAGCCGACGAACACGCCCTCGGGCTCGGTGCTGCCGTCACCCAGGATGTACTGGGCTCCGGTCGCCTTGCCGAGCGCACGACCTGCGTCCTGCGCCACGAAGTTCATCACGTCGGCCACGGCGTCGCGTGGAAGTTCGTGGCTCACCTGGATGAGGCGGCCGAACTTCCAGCTCGTGAGGCTGTAGGTGCTGAACGTCGGGTCGGCCTCTGCCAACGGACCACCCTCGGCCACCGCTGCTGCGGCCGCCGAGTGCGTTGCCACCTTCGGCATCGTCATGACGTTGCCATCGGCGGTCGTCAGGACGGTGGCGCCGGTGCGGCGAACACCCGAGTACGTCTCCAAGAAGTCGTACAGGGTGCGGGCGTACGACACCGACACGAGGGCCGTGTCGTCGGTCTTGGTCAGGTCGCGGAACTCCGACAGGGGCTGGCCACCGCGAACGGCGGCCTTCTCCCGGGCGGCGGCCGAGATGTTGATGTCGACCGAGCGGATCTCACCGTTCAGGAACTTGTAGAACGGATCCTGCTCTGCGGCCCCGCCTTCGCCGAACGACTCTTCGAGCACGGCCGGGCGGACGAAGGGCTCGTACTGGGCACGGGCCTCCTCGTTCTCCTTGTCGCGCTGGTCGCGGTCCTGCCACGAACGGATCTCGGTGTCGTGACCATCGATCACGGTGTCGAGACGCTCGATCGTCGCCTGCTCTTCGGCCGAGAGGTTGGCCCGGCCCTGCTTCATTGCGTCCTCGACGAGGCCCCGCTGTTCACTGACAGCCTTGAGGCGCTCCTCGTGGAGGCGGTTGATGTATTCGTTTGCCATCTTCGTCTCCTATCGACGAGTGAGGATGCGCTTGTACGCATCCAGTGTGGAAGAGGCCGGTCGGCCTCCGCTGTCAGCGGGCGGCAGGATGCCGGTGCTGGGGAACAGGTCGGGCGCTACCTCTCGGAGGTGCGCGCCGAGCGAACGTAGTGAGACCTCGGTGCCGGTGTAGACCGGGTCGATGACCGGCCCCAGCTCCAGAAGCGTGGCCTCGGTGACGAGACGGGACCGGCCCTCTCGGGTGTCGGACCACTCCTCGCCCTCGGCGATGAAGTTGATCGACATGCCGGTGATCTGCTTCGAGCGGATCCCGTCGATGATCGGCATGTTCAGCCAGTTGACCGGCATGCGGGCCCGGACGTGGAGCCCACGGGAGTCGGGCTTGAGGTTGCGGATCTGGCCGATCGGCATGTTCGAGATCAGCGGGTGCATGCCGTGGTTGAACAGGAACTTGATCTGGCGGACCTGATCGTTGGCCAGCGAGCGGAGCTGGATCGTGCGGTCGAACGAGTGCGGGTCGAACCGTTCGAGGAACCGGCCCCGGTAGT